CTATAAATGAGTTATTTAAAAACAGAAACGATTTATATTCGTACAATAAGAAAGCACTTTATATACTTATTAGAGAGAGAACTGGAGTTCATACTCAGTATATCACAAAGGTAGTTGGTAGATTAAAACTTATTTATGCAGAACTTTATACTGAGTACAACAAAACAGGTCATATTACAGTGATGTATAAATTAAAGGATAGTAATGGATAAGGATACTGAATTATTTAAAGGTAAAACATTTGCAGATATCATGTCGGATATCTACAATAACTCTAAAAAGAAAGATAGACAGTTAAAACTTCTAATCGCTCAGTTAGAACCATTGGTTAAAAATATAAACGATGCAACGGTTGTAGTTCCATTGATTAAAGAGTATATGGAAGTATCTGTTAAGAACGATGAACAAATTGTAAAACTTGCAGCAATCGTTCAAAGAATGATGAAAGACGCTAACTCAGATGAAATGGGTGGTGGTTTAGGATTATCTGAAGAAGAGAAGAAACAACTTTTAGAAAATGCAAAGGCAATTGATGCTAAAATAGATTCTCTTCAAAACGAAGGAGATGAATAATGGCAGCATCGGGTACACTCGTAACAAGTGGAACGGTTACATCAATAACACTTACTGATAACGACCCAAATACAGTTCTTAGTATAGCAGTAAGAACACAGGGTGTGGGTAGTACTTTAACTGCATACCCATTAGATGCAAATATTAAAAGAGTACCATTAGTTGGTGAGCAAGTCGTTGTGATAAAAGCAACATCTCCTGGTAAATCTCCGGGCAAACAGGCAACTCGTTCTTATTATCTAAATCCAACTGCAGTACAATTGAACGTTCATAATAACGCACTACTCAACGCAGATAGTGTGGGTTTTACGGGAGGGGGAATTGGTCTCCCAACTGGATTTGAAGAAAGAGATGATGTTGGGTCGTTACAACCATTCTTAGGTGATGTTCTAATAGAAGGTAGATTTGGTCATTCATTGAGATTTGGATATACTCCTATTTTAGCAAGAACATCTAAAAGACCAAGTTGGGATGCACCAGGAAAAGTATCTGAACCAATCACCATATTATCTAATGGTAGAAAAAGTGGTGGTAGGTTTAATAAGTTTATTATAGAAGATATTAACGATGATTTATCATCGATATGGTTAACATCCAAACAACAACTAAAACTAAAACCATCTCAGAAAAAAATAGGTGAGGGTGTTAAGAATCCAAATCTATGGAAAGACCCATCAATCGTTTTAAATTCAGATAGGTTATTCCTAAACGCAAGAGATGAGAGGGTTATCATATCTGGTAAGAAAGATATTGTAAACGCAACTCCTAAATGGGCTATGGAGATGGATAAATTTTTCACCCTTATGGAAGATTTGGTAAGTGAGTTGGTAGATTTAACTTCGGCTAAAGCAACATATGCAACTGGTGTGGGCCCAACTGGTCCTGCTACAAATGCTGCTAAAGTTCAAAAGATTTTCGATGAACTAAAAAAGATGAAACAATAAAATGCCTGCAATCTGGCCAACATTTATAACACAAGTGGGTAACTACTTAAACGACCCTAAAGAGGGTAAGACACATGAAGAAACTGCTGAAAAGATTGCTTCATCATATCACACTGCGGTATCTACTGTACAGGTAATATTATATCCAAACTTGGTTATGGTAAGACCCCCATACTTACCAATTAAAAATGCTATATTAAAAACTTTTGATAATATAAGAGAATCTGAAAAGAAAGCTAGACCAGAACAATTCACAGATTGGGCAAAGGCAGTGGTGGATTATTGGAAAAAATCACAATTCTCACCAGCACCATTTCACCCACAATCTATGATAGAATCCACAGGTACTGCAGGAGTTCCAATACCAATTTCACACATAGTATCAAATGGTGGTAATGTAGATAAACTAAAAAAAGATTTACATAGGGTGTTTGACCAGGAACCTCAGAAGATAAAATACGGCATTCCATTTGCTACTGAATTATCTACTGCGTTTATATCACATTTACAATCCGTTAAAGGAACACATTATCTTACAGTCACACCAGGAACACCTGCAACTCCAAGCCCACCAATCGTTAACAAACCATTTAAATGGAGTGGTGTAGTATAAAACAAAACAATTTGATATTTATATAAAAGTATATTATTATGAAGGCAAAAGAATTAGCACAATTATTAGAAGTAATCGTTAGAAAAGTGGTAAGGGAAGAGCTTAAACCAATCTTAAAAGAGGTTAAACAAAGTTCTAAACCAATTATCAGAGAACGTGCAGTGGATAATAGTAGGGTAACTAAAGACCCATTAGATATTTCAGGTCTATTAGAAACTAAAAAACCAAAAGTACAAAAGTTCTCAGAAAACCCATTACTAAATGATATGTTGAATGAAACCGCACAGAGTGGTGAATGGAGAAGTATGGATTCTACATTTACATCACAACAGGCACAAGGATTCAATAGAACACAAATGGCAGAGATGTTAGGATATGGTGATGGTGTTGCAACCACAACAAATATGACACCAACTTTAGACCCAGATGGTAAACCTATGAATGTTAATATCGAAGGTACTGCAGTTGGTGATGCTTTAACAAGAGATTATTCTTCATTGATGAAAACTATCAATGCTAAGAAGGGGAAATAATAAATGGCTAAACAACGTAAAGAATATTCGTACAACCCATTAGATTTACAGAAAGATGTTGCAATTGGTGTAATGTTACCGTTTGGTAAACCAAAAGGTTTATTTCAATTAAGTTACACAACCGAACAGCAATCTATTTCAAATCTAAAAAATTTACTATTGACTAGAAAAGGTGAACGGTTGTTTCAACCTGAGTTTGGGGCTGATGTGTATTCTTTATTGTTTGAACAAATTGAACCAAATTTAGCTTCAAACTTAGATGAATCTTTACGTGCTGATATAGAATATTGGTTACCCTACATAATTATTGATGATATAAATATTGAAGTTATAGAAGATAGAAATTATGTTAGGATAGAACTATCTTTTAGAGTTACCGAACAAGGTGCTAACCAACAAATAATTCTATTTATAGATAATGCGGGAACTACCACAATAGAATAGGTTTAAAAATGGCAAAGAAAATTAACAATGATTTAGTACAAAAAGATGTATCGTTAATAGGTAGAGACTTTGGTGAGATTCGTAAGAATCTAATAGATTTTTCAAAAAACTATTTTCCAAACACCTACAATGATTTTAACGAATCATCGCCTGGTATGATGTTTATGGAAATGGCATCGTATGTAGGTGATGTACTTTCTTTTTACACAGATACTCAATTAAGAGAATCAGTTTTAACAAACGCTGAAGAAAGTTCAAATCTATTTAATCTAGCAGCTGCATATGGTTACAAACCTAAAAATTATGTACCTGCTACAACTAACTTAGATGTATTTCAATTAGTTCCATCTAAAGGAAGTGGCGATGATGTAAGACCTGATTTTGATTATGCATTAAAAATAGCAGAGGGTATGCAAATTGGTTCTTCCGAGGTAAACGTTGTAAACTTTATAGCATCGAAAAATATTGATTTTGCATTCTCATCATCATTTGATACAACGGAAGTATCTGTATATCAAGTTGATGAAAACACAAATGAACCTATATACTATTTGTTAAAGAAAAAAGTAAAAGTATCAAGTGGTACTGTTGCAACAAAAACCTTCACATTTGGTTCTCCAAAAATTTACGATAAAATAAAAATAGAAGAACCTAACTTTATAAGAATCAAATCAATAGTAGATGATGATAGCGATGAATGGACACACGTACCATACTTAGCACAAGATACTGTATTTGAACAGATTGAGAATAACGAAGATAACTCAACTGCGTTTGTAGAGTATAGTGGTGATACACCATACCTATTAGAATTGAAGAGAGTACCTAAAAGATTTATTACAAGATTTGAAGATAGTGGGGTAGTAGTAATTCAGTTTGGGGCTGGTATATCACAAAATGCAGATGAGGAAATCATACCAAACCCAGATAATGTGGGTTCTAATCTATATAACATAGTTGGTGATTTAGACCAGGGTATTGACCCATCTAACTTTTTATATACTAAAACATATGGAGTAGCACCATCAAATACAACATTAACTGTTGAGTATTTAGTTGGTAATGGTATAGTAGACAATGTTCCTGCTAAAGATTTAACAAACATAGTATCCATAGATACATCATTTGCAAATGAAAGAAATTTAGATACTACCGTAACTGGATTTATCAGAAACTCAGTAGCAGTTACAAACCCAGAACCAGCGCGAGGTGGTCGTAGTGAAGAAACATTAGAAGAAATTCGTAACAACGCAATGTCGTTCTTTGCTGCTCAAAATAGAACTGTAACTAGAGAAGATTATGTTATGAGGTGTTACGCATTACCACCACAATTTGGTTCTTGTGCAAAGGCTTACCTAGCACAAGATTATCAGATTGAAAATAAAAAATCCGATGGTTCTACTATATCATCTGAGATACCAAACCCTTT